GTGGCATCGGCGAACTCCAGGCGGTCGTCCATCAGCATGATTCGGTTCCTTCTTGCGGTGATCAGTGGCTGGCTTAGATGCCGGCCTCGGTGGACAGCAGCTGATCCACGCGGCGGATCGGCACGCCCCGGAAGCTGGTCACGAACTTGCCCTGCGCGTCTTCCTGCGTCTTGAACTGCAACAGCGGATCGCGGTTCATCTGCAGGTCGAACGCATCGAGCGAGTCGCGGTTCATGTAGATGGCCGGGCGGCCAGCGTTCAGGCTCGGGATGCGGCGCATCGCCTTGGCCAGCATGTCGCGCAGCACGGGGCCGGTGGCGCCGCTGGCGACGATGTCTTCCAAGTCGTAGTTGATGCGGACCACATAGCGCCAGTCGCGCACCACCAGGCCGCAGTCCCACTTGTAGTGGGTGCGGTAGGCTTCCATGCGGCCACCAGCACCGTCGATGTTCTCGATGGTCACCTGGCCCTTGTCGGTGATCTGCATGCCCGCCTTGCTGCCCTTCGGGTAGATCATGTGGCAGGTGTTCGGACCCCAGACCACCACCCAGATGCTGGCGTTGTCGGTGCTGTCGGGCGTCGCGGCGCTGGTCAGGATGTTCTCGCCGTTGACGGCGGCCTGATCGTTGAAGCGCGGGGCCAGGCCGGTGAAGGCTTCCGGCTCGGTGGCCTCGTTGCCGTAGAACATGTACCGGCTCATCTTCTGGCCAAAGCCTTCGACGATGGCCATTTCTTCCGACATGCGCCAGGCGGCCGAGTTGCCGTTCAGGTCGGCCAGCGACTTGTCCACCTCGGCATAGTTCTCCAGCATGCCCAGACCCTCGCGGACCTTCACGCTGGTGGACTTGCTGGGCTGCACTCCGCCGTAGAGCTTGCGGAACGTGGGCTCGGGCAAGCCGGTGCGCACGCTGGTGGTGTGGCCGGTCAGCTCGTTGGCCTCGATCCACACGGCGTCCTCGATGACTTCGTTGGTCTGGGCCAGAGCCTCGACCACCGCTGCCACCTTGTCGTCAGGATCAAGCCGCGCCTTGAAGTCGAGCAGCGTCGGATGGGTGGAAGCAAGGGTTGCCATCGCCAGGATCAAGCCGCCGCTGTTCTCGGGCAGCAGGGCCTGCAGCACCATCGGCAGCATGTCGTGCGGCACCGCGTTGGCTGCGGCGAGCGCGCTGCACAGAGCAAACGCGGCGAAGGTCAGGTACTTTTTCATTTGCGCGCCCTTCAAGTGAAGCAGGCCATCGGTTGGGATGGCCTGCACTGTCAGACTTTAGGCGCGCGGAATCCCGCGCAACGCTCACGGGTTCATGTTCGACTTGTCGTAGAACGATTTCGCCTGAACCCCAGCCGGCGTGCCAAGCCCGTGCGCTGGCGCCTCGGCCATCGGTGCGCCCAGCGCAGCGAAGAACTTGTGCACTGCCGCGAAGCCGTGGGCCTTCGACAGCCCGTCGATCATCTCGGCCATGCCGTCCTCCTTCAGCCCGGCCGCTGCCATGCCGCTGCGGATCGCGCGCTTGGCCAGTTCAGTGTTCGCATCGAATCGGTCGCCCCATTCGCGTTTCAGGTCGCCCTGCTGGCGCTCTGCCAGGGCTGCGGCTTCACGCTCCGCAGCTGCTGCGCGCTCGGCATCGGCTGCGCGCTCGGTGGCCTGCATCTCGTTCCAGCCCTCGGCCAGCGCCTTGGCCTGGGTCGGCGACAGCCCAGCCTTGTGGAACAGCGGCTTGATCGCCGCGGCGAACTCGGGCGACTCCCCCTCGGGGACCGGCACCTCGTAGGCATCCGGCGACTCGGGCGCCTGGTAGCCGCGCACTTTGGCCACCAGGTCGGCGGGCGACTTGTACCCGTCCTTCTCGATCATGGCCTTGGTGGCTGCGTCCAGGCCATCGGTCCATGCGGGTGCAGCGGGCGGATCGGCGGGGGCTGGCGCGGCAGGCGCAGCGGGTGCGGCAGTTGGATCGGCAGGAGCAGGAGCGCCGCCAGTGGCGCCAGGCTCGCCGGCCTGCTCCATGTACGGCCACCACTGCGGGCGGAAGCGATTAATCATCTTCGGGTTCCTTCAGGCTCGCATGTTTCGTGGGGTCGAGGTCAATCAAACCCCACACGCGGCGCACCACCTCGGCGCGGCCAGCGGACACCATCGACGCGAGCGGATCGACGGTGCGCGTGATTGGAGACACCCGGACGGGGCTGCCGTTGAAGCTGGAGAACTTGCCCAGGTCGCGCAGCACGCGCTCGCCCTCGGGTGTCAGGTTCCCGGCCTGGTCGCAGAAACACGCCTTGTAGGCGTCCGACAGCCGCAGCAGGCGCAGCCGCGCCCGCCATTTGTCCGACGCCATCATGCGACGCCAGACCCGAGTGCCTGCACCTTGGCCAGCGACTCCAGGCCCTGCGACACCACAGGCGCGGCGGCCAGCAGCTGCTGCGTCTGCGCCTCTTGCTCGGCGCCCTGCTTCAGCGCGGCAATCTCGTCCTTTGAGCGCAGTGCCTTGGCCGGGTAGCCGTTGATGCGCGCCAGTTCGAGCATCGACTCGGTGATGTTGAACACCCGCATCGCCTCCTGGCCTTCGGGCGTCTGCGCCAGCGGGGCCACGGCCTCCCAGGTGCGCAGGATCGACACGCCCGACTCCGACCGCTGGGCCAGCGACAGCGGGCTCTGGTACTCGATGATCACCTCTCCGCCGGCTTCGATCAGCGCGTCTGGCATCGGTGGCAGCAGGTTGGCCTCGTTCAGGATGTCCAACTCGCGCGTGGTCATCGGCCCGAAAAGTTCCGACTGCTGCCGGCCCATGATCGGCGACAGCAGCGCAGCCTTCTCCTTGGCCATCTCCAGCACCTGGGTGGCAGTCAGGACCGGGCTGTCCTTCAGGATCTGGAAGACGTCCAACAGGAACGCCTCGCGGATGATGGCGTGTTCCATCTCCAGCATGTCGGCGCCGATGTCGACCCGGGCGCCCGAGTTGAATGCCTTCACCAGTTCCTGGCCGCCCTCGCCCAGCGTTCCGTAGTTCATCGCCCCGCTGGTCAGGTTGAACGGCGCCAGGCTGTCGTCCATGACCATCAGCGGCGGATCGACAGCGCGCTCGCCACCACGGACGATGGCCTTCTTCATGCGGTTGGCGACGTTGACGCTGGCCAGCACCAGCATGGCCGGGCTGCGCCCGTACAGTTCTTCGGTGCCCTTGGTGTAGCGGCTGACGCAGTAGGGCATCACGCGATAGCCGCGCTCGCTCACTGTCGTGCTGTCGCCCATGAAGATGTCGAGCGACGCATAGGCCATGCCAAGAAAGTCTTTTCTGCCTTGCTCAACAACCCGTCGCGGCACCACCGCCTGCATAAATGGAAACTTGGTCGTGTAGTTCTTGGCTTCGTAAGCACTACGGATGGCATGCGGCAGCTTGGAGAATGCGGCGTCGCGCTCCGCGCGGGTCATCAATGGCCACCCTGCAAACGCCTCCACGGCCTGATCGGCCGTGAATTTGTAGTGGCGGAACACCCGGTCCACCATGCCCCTGTGGTCTTCGCCAATCAGCAGGTTGTGCAGCCCGATAGACCTGTAGGAGATAGTCTCTCCCTCCATATCGCCGATGTAGAGCGCCTGGGTGCCGAATGCCCCGAGATTGAGGTAGCTCTCGGCCAGCTGGCTGGCCATGTTCGACTGCGGCCGGTAGCGCACCCGGAACAGCAGCTTGTTGACCGCGTCCAGATACCGCTGGACCTCGATGTCTTCCTGCAGTCCTTCGTCGGTGGTGGCCAGCTTCGACCAGATCTGGTTGCGCGGCGACAGCAGGGCCTCCAGCACCGCGGCGTGCTTCTCCAGCGCGAGCGGCGGCACGGCGTCAAACATCTTCGCGGTGCGCTTCTTGCCCTGGCTCACCTCGTCGGTGGTGAACGGGTAAGCCTGCGGGCGCATCACATCCGCGATGTCCTGCCAGTGCGTCTCGAAGTGGCTGCGGTCGGTCTTCAGCCCCTGCGCCTGCTGCACCAGTTGTCGGGCGCGCTCGTCGCTCATGCCGCCATCCGCGATCCGAGGCCGGTGCTGCCGCTGCCGCCAGTGGACTGCATGCCGCCAGAAGTGGGCGCAGGCTCGCCACCGGCCGCACCCAGCAGCGACGATGCCGCGGCTGACCGCTGCGTCTTGCCCATCAGGAACGTGGAGGCGCGACCGCGGCGGCGGCGCAGCTTATTGATGTCTTCCTCGGCCTGGCGCGCGTCGTCAGTGGTCGGCGGCTTGATCGGCTCGGGGACGGCAGGCATCGAGGGTGAGAAAAGTCCTGACATGGCGGGCGGTTTCCTGAGTACAGGGCCGCAGGGTGTCAGGGCCGGCGCGCGGAATCCCGCCGATCAGTCGTCCATCACCGCATGCGTCTGCCGGCCGCCCAGCACGCGCCCCGCCTTGTCCTTGGCCCGCACCGGGAAAGCAAACGACAGCACCAGTGCGTCGGCCCGGTTTGGCGACGGCAGGCTGCGGGCCTTCATGTCCTTCTTGCTCTCGATCTGGATCTTCCCGTCCAGCCGGCTCACAGTCGCAGGCGCGGCCAGCTCGTCGGCCAGCACCTGGTCTGACTGGATGCTGCCGCCCTCCTTCAGCCAGTCGCGGGCCAGCTTCCACATCTCGGCGCGCTTGTTCAGGCAGCCCGGGTCGGCCGACTCGCCCGCGAACCAGACCAGCCGCCACTGCCGCTTCATCGTCTTTCCGGCGCTCACCACGCCCGTGCCATAGCCCGCGTCCACGAACACCGCATCGGCTTGGTGTTCATCCTCCAGCGCGGCCAGCTTCTGCGCGATGTCGATATCGTTGTCGTTCTTGGCGAACGTGGCCAGGATCTGGAACCGCAGCCCCTGCCGCAGCCCGATCACGCCCTCGTCGTCGCCTTCCCAGGCGTTGTCCAACGTCAGGATCTTGGGCGCGAAGCCGTAGGCCCGCAGATCGAGGTGCCGGCCGAACGCCGCGTCGACATCCTTGCTGCTGATGAACTGCTTCACCGACTGTGACGGGAACTGGCCGCGAACGCGGATCTTCACGATGTCGCTGTCCTCGCCGTGCGTGGCCACCAGCTCGTCGAGGTACTCCTTGTTAGTGCCCTCGACCGTGCGGCTGTCGATCTGCATCGTCTGCCACAGGTGCCGATAGCGGCGGAAGCACTCGCGAAACCGGCCGGTGTTGCGCGTGGGGTTCCCGAACGCCAGCCAGATGATCTCGGTGTCCTCGTCGGTCAGCGCACCCTCGGACACTTCCCACACCTTGTCGGCGATGGCCGCCGCTTCGTCCATCACCAGCACGATGCGCTTGCCCTTGTTGTGCAGGCCAGCGAATGCCTCGGTGTTGTTCTCGCTCCAGGCGATGGCATCAGCCCGCCAGGACTTGTCGCGGCCTGGCTCGGCGCTGTAGATCGACATGGCCGGCACGTTCCACCACTCGCGGGTCAGCGACAGCCGTGCCCACTTGGCGATTTCCGGCCAGGTCTTGGTGCGCAGCTGGTTCTCGGTGTTGGCGGTCACCACCA